GTCCACCTTTCCTCTCGCCGTTAAGAGGAAATCATTATTAGCCCAAGATGCATTATTCTGAATCTCAATAAGTCCGGCACCAGCAGGATATCCCGCCTGTGCCATACTAGAGCGTCCCAACTTGAATGTCCTGGTCGTAACCAACTGCATTGCTTCTTCGTTAATAGGCTGAATGAGATCATTCACCGTACCAAAAAGACCCAAATCAGCTGCAGTGCCCCACTGAAACATCTTTTGTTGGGCAATCTGTGCTGCCTCAGTGACAGTCTGGGGAAGACGAGGCTTCAACTTAAAGAACCACAGACGAACATACATAGGTCTAGCAACCTTCTTCTCATCGGTGTTAGAGGCATCTCGCTCATTGACAGTGAAAACGAAACGAAGTACATGCTTCTTAACAGAAACCATGTTACCTATCCTCTCACACCTACCCGTGCCCTTATTAATCGTAAGATAGGCATCATACGGGGTAAGAGGCACGATATTAGTGACGAAGTTGAGGTGACCAATCGGCCAAGGCTGGATAGCAGCGCCGTGAATCCCCCGCTTTGCTTCAACTCGAGCAACACGGAGACTCTTCCGTTTACGTAATGGCGCTGATCGTCGAACACGACGAGCAGGACGAGCAACAGCGCGACGGCCACGAGGGCGTCTAGGAGCAATACGAGTACGGCGAGAATAGCGACGCATTGCATATGTTTGTGATTGTGCTAGAGAGTTCTCGGAAAATGCTTAAGAGAAATACGTGAGATAAATAATAATAGTCTAGGAGAATAAACACGTTCTAGAAAAAAGAAAGGAGCTCGCGTGAGCGAGTGAATATGCGTTTGTTGGCCCATTCTCTTACCCATGTACCTCGCGCAAAGAACAATTCTCTTAGTGTGAACTTAAAAAAAATGAAAGTAGGGTCATAGGCTAGTATTACCCTATGACCCTACTTTCACTTTCACTTTTTAAACGTGAAAGATGTCTGGTCGTTCTTTGGGTTTTTGCTTTACTTTAAACAATTACAATGCCGATGAATACGAGGCATTGCTTAATATGGAATGCCGATATGTTATTATCGGGAAAGAGGTTGGGGAATGCGGTACTCCGCATTTGCAGGGTTTTGTTCAGTTCGATTCTCTTAAGTCTCTTAAGGGTCTGAAGAAGATCAATGCGCGTGCGCATTGGGAGGCTACTAAAGGATCAATTGATCAGAATGTGGCTTACTGTTCTAAGGATGGGAATTTTGAGGAAAGAGGTATTAAACCTTTGTCGAAGAAGAGACAAGGTGATGTTGAGATAGAGCGATGGGATTTAGCTCTGAAGTCTGGACGGGAAGGTAAGTGGGACGAAGTCCCACAGGATATATTGATTCGGTATGGTAAAAGTCTTGAGTGGGCAGTTCATAAATTACAAGAGGGTGGTCGTGATTTATCAGATACGGAATGTAAGATGGAGTGGTATTATGGTGCTCCTGGCACGGGCAAGTCTCGTAAGGCCCGTGAGGAGAATCCAGATGCTTACTTGAAGGCATGTAACAAATGGTGGGATGGTTATGTGTCTCAGGAGGTTGTTATCATTGAGGACTTTGACAAGGCACATGCTTGTATGTGCCATCATCTAAAGATCTGGGCTGATCGATACAAGTTTCCTGCCGAGGTGAAAGGTGGTAAATTTGATATTCGTCCTAAGAAGATAATAGTAACTAGCAATTATCATCCTCGTGATATATGGGAAGATGAGAGAGACTATGGACCTATAATGAGAAGATTTGAGGTTGTAAGATTTGATGTCATTAAATCTGGTTAAGGATCAATATACTCCAAATCGTTTCTATACCACATGTTTACAGGATTTGGATCACCAGTATAGTAGGCACTTGTATATGCACTCCCATCAGCTGGATGAAGAGTACACATCATGAACAGAGGGCGATCAATGATGGTGGAACTTTCACCATCCTCGAACTTGAAATCCTTGGGAACATACTTAGTTATGTCCACCTTTCCTCTCGCCGTTAAGAGGAAATCATTATTAGCCCAAGATGCATTATTCTGAATCTCAATAAGTCCGGCACCAGCAGGATATCCCGCCTGTGCCATAC